AAAAAGGCACTTCAAGGAGTATTTGAAAATACTTGTAGAAAATGGAATGTGGCTTTGAATCCTTGTAAAGGTTATCCAAGTTTAACATTTTTATATGAAGCAAAAAGAAGATTTGAAAGTGCTTTATACAATGGCAAAAAGCCGCTCATTTTATATTTTGGCGATTATGATTGCTCTGGTGAAAATATCCCGGAAACAATTATAAACAATTTGAATAGAATGGGGCTTGAAGAAATTGATCTAAAAAGGATTGCTTTAATGGAAAATCAAGTAATTGAATGGAAACTTCCTCCAGCTCCTACAAAAGTATCAGATACTCGGGCAGCAAATTGGGAAGGATTAGGACAAGTAGAATTGGATGCTATAGAACCTGACAAGATCATAAATTTATTAAATACGGCTATTGAAGATGTATTTGATGATGAATTGTATGTGGATTTAATTGAACAAGAAGTTAGTGAACGGGCTACATTTAAATCAATTTTATTAAGAGATTTTAAATCATTATTAGATTAATCAAAATGAAAAAGATACACAAAGAGTATAATGCTTTTCAAGTAAATCACAACGCAATAAATATATTAAAACATGAGAATAGAGTATTGAAATCAAAACTCTTTATTATCAAAGTAGGTTTTTTTATTATTGTGATAGGGAATATCTGCGGAATAATTACTATATTGTTAAATCGGTTTTAATAGATTAAAATTATGGTACGTATTAAAGACCTTCGAGAATGTTTGAAAGATAATAATAAACTTTTATCTGAGATTTTAAGGGGTATAGCTACCCCAGCATTAAAAAGATGGCAGTTTATGCAAGATATAATGGACTAGGTGAGGAAGATATGATAAATGATATAACTTATCCTCATGGGATTTAATAATCTCATAATAAAACTAAATTAGGATTATTCCAATAATTTTATATAATTTTATAGCATAATAACTATAGAAAAAAGCTATAAAACATATGAAACGTACTAAGTTTTCACCAGAAAGTAAGGAGAAAAAGAGGATAAAACCTTTTACCAGTGTTAAAAAGATTATAGGAAATCATACTAATAAACAAAATCTCTTCTGCCATTACTATATAAGCCATTGGAATGGAACACAAGCAGCTATTTCAGCCGGATATAGTAAGAAGACTGCTGGAGTGATTGCTTGCGAACTCTTAAAGAAACCTAATATTCAAGAATATATCAAGCAAATTCAGCAGGATATCGAAAAAGAAGTAGGAATATCCAAGATAGGAAGATTGAAACAATTGAAGATTATTGCAGATGCTGATTTAACAGATTTGTTTGATGATTGGTTAACCAGGAAGGAATTGGATCAAATTAAAAAAGAAAATCCAGGATTAACCAAAGCAATTAAAAGTACTGAAAGAAAATTAGTAAATAAAACAGATCCATTGACTGGGGAACCATTTACTGAAGAATACTTAAAAGTGGAATTCAAGGATTCATTAAGGGCTGAAGAAATGTTGTTTAAGGCTATGGGATGGAATGAACCAGAAAGCGTAAATGTATTTATTGAACAGCCCTTATTCGGGGATGATAATGATAAAGAAGAAAACAAATAATGTTCAACTATACCACTGCTATTCGAAAAATGCGCAAATTAAATGCGCGTGTTAAAGTAATCCCCGGAGGAACTTCAGCAGGGAAAACATATGGTATAATCCCAATTTTGATTGATAAGGCTACCAAGAATAAATTAGAAATATCTATACTATCAGAATCTTTGCCCCATCTTAAAAGGGGAGCAATGAAAGACTTCCTGAATATAATGAAAGAAACGGGAAGATTTGTTGAAAAGAGATGGAATAAAACGGATTTCATATATAGGTTTGGGAATGGTAGTTATATTGAATTTTTTAGTGCTGACCAACCAGATAAGTTAAGAGGAGCAAGACGTGACATTCTATTCATTAATGAAGCAAATAATATCAGTTGGGCTGCTTATCAACAGGCAGCAATAAGAACTAGAAAAGAAATATGGATTGACTTTAACCCTTCTGCTCAGTTCTGGGCGCACGATGAGTTAATGAATGACCTGGATGTAGAATGGCTTACACTCACTTACAAAGACAATGAGTTCCTTGACTATGCAATTATCAAGGAAATAGAGAAAGCCAAGTACAAAGCATTCTACAATCCTGAGTTTGATGATCAATTAGATTTATTTAATTCCAAAAATATAAAAAGTAATTATTGGGCTAATTGGTGGAAAGTGTATGGATTAGGCCAGTTAGGAGTATTAGAGGGAGTAATATTTACCAATTACAAAATAATAGATGATTTACCAGAAAAAGCCAAGTATATTGGCACCGGGATTGACTTTGGTTATACGAATGACCCCACCACTATCATGGATGCTTATATGTATAATGGTCAAATCATATGGGATGAATGTACCTATCAGAAAGGGTTATTGAATAGTGATATTGCAGCCTTATTAAAGAGTCAAGGCAAGACTTTGTATAGTAATATTGTAGCAGATAGTGCTGAACCCAAATCCATCGATGAGATCAATACCTTTGGATTCTCGGTTGAAGGAGTAGACAAGGGAGCAGACAGTATTAAATTTGGTATTAGTATCCTTCAAGAACAACCATTCTTAATAACCAAGAGAAGCGTAGCAGCTATTAGGGAGTTAAGAAATTATTGCTGGGATACGGATAAAACAGGCAAATCATTGAATAAACCCATTGACGCCTTTAACCATTGTATAGATGCTATGAGATACTTGGCAATGATGAGCTTTGCTAATCGTAATTATGAGGATACTAGCCAGGTGGAAGCAGCTTATAAAAAAGCATTAGCTTTGTTTAATTAAAAAATAAAAAACCCGGCTCTCTTTCGAAAGTCCGGGACAGATATGGAAACTGTTTGGGTTAAAAATTTTTAATTAAGTTTAATCTTTCAGCTATTTGTCCGGCTGTGGTTGCGCAAAGCCGTACTTCTAATCTTATTCGGTGGGAGTAATTTTATTATTTTTTTTCCCCGCCCGCAAACTAAAATTCTTCATGCAAAATAGGGTCGCCCTTATCATACACTTTTTCAAAGTCATCCATTCCGTTTGGAAATTCTTCTTTGTCTTCGAACATTGATTTTGCATCCGACTCAGAAACGCAACCCTCAGAATCTTCATAGTTAAAATGGTCTTCTTCGAGTTGTTCAGCGTAAATATTACTAATTGCCTCGTCTTCACGCCAAAGAATAACTTTCTTTTCTAATTGAGTTTCATTAAGGCTATTACAAAACTCTTTTAATTCTTTCCAGTTCATAATAAAATCGGGTTTTACAACGCCCGCCCAAGGCTTTTATTTTTAGTGTTTCAAATCAAATTCAGTAAGTAAAAACGCCCAGCTTATAACACGTTGTATACGTCAGTTTTGCTGGACAATTCTGTATAAATTGATAGTTGCGTGCAAGCAAAACCGAACGCATACCACCACCGTTAACTGCAAGGCTAAAGACCCGCTTCGTTGTCAGTTCGTTTTTTAATTACTTTATTCATTGCTTTTATTAAATCATCGACAAAAGGCTGATGAATCTTAGGTATTTTGTTTTTACGAACTGTTTGGCGTGAGCCGGAAAGCATCCGACTCAGTTCACCCCAGTTTATTAAAACTTTAGTTTCCATTAATTTACTCTGTAAGCAATTAATTTACCAGATTTTGAATAGATGCTTTCACCTATTTTCAAATCTCTTACAACTGTTTGATAAAGGTTGTTGCCTTTTTTAAGGAAATTTTCACGTTCCAAATCCCAAAGGTTTGAATTATATTCTTCACGTGCTTCCATTTCTTCTGATGTTCTGATTACAAAAACTTCTTCTAAAGATGTTCTTTCGATGTTGTCTGAAAATTTCATTGTCGTATGTTTTAATTGTGTTATATAATCTTATACGGCTAAATTAATATAAAGGTTTTGATTTTAAAACTTTTTTTAAAGATATTTTTAAAAAGATTACAAAATTAGTTGAAATATTGTTTAATTAATTTTTCTTATATTTACTCATTAATTCGAATTAATAAACAAAAAACAAAAATTATGAGTACTAAATTTATTGCAGGCGATGAAATCTTACACAATGGTGAAAATAAAACCATCGTAGTAAGCTCAAAGAATTTTAACACTAATAAAATCTCTTATTTGTTAAGTGATGGTGAAAAGGTAGCTGAAGAGGAACTGAAAGCAGTTTCTGGTTTAACTCGAAAGAAAGTTGAATCAAAAAAGAAAGATAATCAAACGGATGAGTTGGATGGATTACATACCACTTATCAAGAATTAATTGGGAAACAAGTTCCCGTTAAGTTTAAAAATGATTTGGACTGGATTAAGGAAAAGATTGAAGTAGCATCGAAAGGTATTGCTGCTGTGAAAGAAGCAAAAGAAACTCCTTATCAAACTTTATCCAAATTAAACCGGGAACAATTGATTGCTTTGATTGACGATAAGTCCATGCCAATTGATCCAGAGGACTATGAAGAAGATTCTGAATTATTGGTAGCAATATGCCAGGAAATGGAAATTGCAATCTCAGAAGCAGAAAAAGAATAACAAAAGTTTATCTAACATTTAATAGACTGAGCAATGACTGTTGAAAAATTACTTGAAGTGCTTGCCATGACTCCTGCCGAAACGGTAAAGGAGTTACAAACAAGTTCTTATTCAAAGCTACCTAAGTGGACAGATTTGGTTAAGCAATATGATCCAATGCAGCATAATATTTGGAATACTACGATGTATCCCCCGAGAAAAAACGATGCTCAACAAGATGATTTCAAGCGTACATCTTTTGCTCTACAGAAATTAGCTGTTAAAAGGATTGCTCAGTCTATGTTTTCCACTCCAGTTAATCGTTCGTATGAGTATGATAAAAATAAAACGAATGAAGCCGAAGCCGTGGCGTTATTGGAAAAGTTATACAGAACAATGAATTATATTGATAGCGAAAATATTGAAAGATGCAAAAAACTTAATGCAAGTTGTCAAATAGCTACAATTTGGAGAGTCCAAGAAACCCCGACAATCATTGGGACTGAAACAAGTAAATTCAAGTTAAGTTGTAAGACTTATTCAGAGATGGATGGATATAAATTGTATGCTATAAATGATACATTTGGTGATTTATTGGTATTATCAATAGGTTTCTCAGACACAGATAATGCAGAACATATGTATACTTATATTAACATTCCAGAAAAAGCTGAATACAGGCATTATGTAAAAACAGGGGAATGGGTACTTGATATGGAAAAACCAAATGGGAGTAAACCACTTGAAATATTCCCTGTTGTGTATATTAATATAGCTGAACCAGTATGGGGAGGAGATGCTGGAACAGTATTGGTTGAACAGTTAGAAGAAATGGAAAGTTATCAAGGGTTGTATATTAAACGCAATGCCCTGCCTACGTTTACCCTTGATTATGGTGAAATTACTAAAGGAACTAAATCTACAGCTGAAGAATCTTCCAGTGATGCCCGCAGGGTAGTGGTTGTAGGTAAAGGGGGAAGCATGAAAGATGTAACTTGGGAAGGAGCTGGAAAATCAGTGTCTGAAAGGTTTGATCGCATTAGAAACGCATACTTTGAACAAATTCAAGTTCCTGATACTTCATTTGCTAACATGATAAAAAGTAACACTTCTGCTGAAAATAAAGAATTAATCTTTGCTGATGCTAAAGCCAATGCGGAAGACTTGGGAGGCGAATGGGAAAAGCTTTTCTATAATGAAATGATGATTGTAAAGAAGTTTGCAGGCGTAATGTTTAGTAAATATGCTAAAGTATTCGAGACTATTTCAGTAAGGAGTATTATATCACCTTATTCAATCAACACCAAGAAAGAACGTGCTGAATATGTTGCCGTAGCAGGAGACGCAATGAGCTTAGAAACTAAAATAAAGGTATTGGACGAGGTTGATGACATACAAGCCGAAGTTGATTTGATTCAAGGTCAAGATTCAGCTGCGGCTAATCAATTAATGCCATAATGCCCGGTAAAACCACATATGACTTACTACATGCCCGGAATATTGACCAATACGCAAGGCAAGTTCGGGCATCTTATTTGAAAGCAATAAAGCAAGTTTCTTTAATTGCCAAGAATGCCCGTTTAGATGCTCAAGATTCGTTTTACTTTAAAAACAATAAGAATATACAGCTTAAAGTTAATAATGTCTTAAAGGAGCTGCAAAACAACGTGTATGGCACTACGGTGACTGGGATTAATAGTGAATGGGAATTAGCTGTTGAAAAAAACAATGCAGTAGCTCAAAAAATATATGGTAAAAATTTAGATCAATTGCCTGAAGACTATAAAGCAAAGTATCTATCCAATAATGACGAAGCAAGGCTTGATTTCGTTAGTAGAAAAATGAATGGATTAGGGTTGTCTGATAGGGTTTGGAATAACACTCAACAATTTAAACAGGAATTGGAATTGGCCTTGGAAACTAGTATAGGCAAAGGAAAATCAGCACGGAGTATTGCCAGTGAAATTACTCAGTACTTAAATAATCCAGATAAGTTATTCAGAAGGATTAAGGACAAAGAAACAGGAGTAATGCGCCTTAGCAAAGCAGCTAAAGCATTCCACCCCGGACAAGGAAAGTATAGAAGTTCATATAAAAATGCTCTACGATTAGCAAGGAATGAAACTAATTTTAGTTATGAAGGCAGTAATCACTTGAAACAACAACAGCAGGACTTCGTGGTTGGTATAGAGATTAGAACCAGTCCACAACACGTAGCTTCTGATGATAAGGGTGGAATAAGCTGTATTGATTTACAAGGCAAGTATCCCAAGGACTTTGATTTCACTTATAAGTGGCACGTCAATTGTAAATGTATGTCTTTAACTATATTGAAGACTAAAGAAGAACTTGACAAAGATTTAGATAGCATCTTAGCTGGAAATGAGCCTAATAAATCAAGCATAAACAAAGTGAAAGTATTACCAAAAAAATATACCACTTATTTAAAAGACAATAAAGAAAAGTTTGATAATTGGAAAACAATGCCCCGGACGTTTGAGAATAATCCTATTAATAAATAAAAACCCGGCTCTATCCAGAACCGGGCTGACACCCAAATCCAGCTGATTTCACTCAGCTTTATTTTTTTCTTCAAAAAATACCCCAACCTTCTTTATAGCCTCCTCGGCTTCCATTCGTACCATAGTTTTATGAATTATAGTGAGTACAATTTCCTTTTTCTCCTTCGTTTAAATCTAATCCCCATCTACAACTATCCATATACTCATCTATTCCATTAGTAATCATATATTGACATGTTTTGCACGTTCCTGGGATTATTCCTAGTGTTTCCTGACTTCTCCTTTGGCATTCTTTTAATGTCTCAATTGATTTTGAAAGGGAACCACTTATAGTTTCCAAGGATTTGAGAGTTTTTTGTGACATATTAGTTTCCTATTTTAATTTTAAAATAAATCTTGTTATATGTTGCCCTGTAATAATTAGTAGTTTCATTCATATTAGATAATATAGGGTGGGTACATTCATGTTTAACTCCTAATTGCAATCGTTTAAAATCATAATGTAAATTGAACATGTAATTGGATTCTAAAGGCTTGAAAGTATATTTGCTTTCTTGGCTTTTATCGAAATAGGTATCAATGGTATTTTCTAAGTGAAAATTATTGTAAGATAATCCAATTAGAATGCTGGAGTAATAAGATACGGGAGATGATTTCACGGTATGGTTTCCAGCATTATAGGTATACATTGAGTGGTTCCAATTAGTCAGCCCTCCTTCAAATTCAGCATAAGGTTTAATTTGAGAAAGGGAAGACAAGGATACTAATAACAAGAATAACAAAAGTTTTAAAGTTTTCATATTAGTTAAGTATTATTTGAAACATATTAGGTGCAAACGTTCTGATTCTAATATTCATCACTTTGTTAAATGATTTTAATAGAGTGTTATGATTCAACGTATTGTCCAAATGATTTATAAATTGTTCCATTAATTCATTAGGAATACCACTGTGGCAATTTATAAACATCCCGATGATTTCTTTTTTGGTGAATGGTTTACTGTAAAACATAATTTGTCAGTTTTAATTGTTTTTCACCCAAAATCCCCGGCTCTCTTTCGAAAGTCCGGGGCAAATCCCTCGTCAGACTGACAAGGAACTGAGAGGAATTATTTTGTTAAAGTAAGTTCAATAGCTCTTATTATATTGTAATGAAATCCATTACTTTTTAAACCATGTGCATAATAATGAAATCTTACCGTACAGTTATTTATTTTTTCTTTCAAAAATTCTTGTTTTAATACTCCTGAATTTGAATTAGTATGTAATCCAAATTTTCATAAATCCTTCTTGAATAATCTATTCCATTAGCTTTTAAAAAGTAAAATACGCCATTTAATCCTTTTTCAGTATAAACTGAACTAATCTGTTTTTTTAAATTTGAAGTTCTCATAATTGTCAGTTTTAATGTTTGTTTATGAATTCTTATACGGTAAAAATAATATAAAGGTTTTGATTTTAAAACTTTTTTTAAAGATATTTTAAACAAACCTTTAAAAATACGGATTAATTTATTTGATATCAATTAGTTATCTGTACCATTATTTTTTCTTATATTTACTCATTAATTATAAAAAATAAATAAAATGTTTGAAAAAATCTTACAAAAATTAAAAGAACAACGAGGAACAAACTCCTCAGTTTCTGATAGGTCATTGGAAGACCTTGCCAAATCTTGGGTTCCATTCATTACGACTGAGGAAGTATTAGGGACAGTTGATTTTACCCCTATGATCAAGACTATTGAAGGGAATATTAATCACAATTCTGCGGAAGCCGCTAAAAAAGCTGCTGAAGATGCAAAAAAATTAGGATTGTCCAAAAAAGAACAAGATGAGGCTGCTAAAAAAGCAGCAGAGGATGCTGAAAAAGCTAAAAATCAAGGTGGAACCGGTTCTGATGAGCCTCCAGCTTGGGCTAAGAAAATTATGGATGATATCAGCAGTCTCAAGACCGAAAAGTTGACAGGTTCCAGAATAGAAAAGTTGAATGCTTCTTTGAAAGATGTGCCGAAATGGTTTTCCAATCCCATATTATCCGGGTTTCAAAACACATCTTTTGAAAATGAAGAAGCTTTTGACGCTTATCTAAAGAACATAGAGACAAACCGGGATGCCTTCCAATTAGCCGCAAAAGAGCAGGTACTCAACACCACGTTGCCACTTAATTCGGTAAAGTTACCCAAGGAAGATGGTCAAACCCCGTTGATTGCTGACGCTCGTGAAATTGTTAATAAAGCAAAAGAAAAACAACAAAAACAAACAACGTAAAAAGATGCAACAAATTACGAAAACAGCTGAAAAGCTGACCAAAAAGAATATCATTAATCGCATTAGTGATGTTCCTGGTGGAGTATCTTTGGTTTTATCGACACTCGTGCCAGGTAATGCCGTATTGGAAGGAACTCCACTTTCTGCGCCTTCAAGTGGGATCAGGTCTGTATGTAAACAGGCTCAGATTCTTACTGGTTCTTCAACTACTGTTTTCCGGGTGAAAGCAGGAATGCATAATTTTAAAGTAGGTGATTTCATTATGCGCATTGCTGGTGGATTAGCTTATGCTGTAACTGCCGTGGCTACTAATGTTGGAGCAGTAAATGCTGCAGATATTACTGCCAAGTATGCTAATACTGGGGACTTGTATGATACTATCACTATTGGAACAGCTGTTGAATCAGCTACTGTAGGTGGTTATATCTATCAGGCTGCTGCTCAAAGTGCTTCTACAACTAGTGCTCTGTTACTAGCTGCTGATACTATTATAAAAGAAGCTTTCGTGGTTCCAGCTGCTGCGTCGCAGGTTATTTGGATGGCAGATGCTTACATTCGCGCTGATGTAGTTGAAGGTTGTATTGGTAGTCTCTACCTTGCCACCCTGGATGTAAATGAGGTTAAATACTAATCCTTAAAATAAAAGAAAATGGGAAAAAATAAAAATCTGAACTTGGGTTCATTGATTACAGTTCAGGATATACAAGGATGGTATCAAGACAACCCTCTTATGCCCTCAAAAGCGCAAATGGCTTTTCCTCTTGTTGAAAATACAAGAGGTCAAATGTGGAAAACTCTCTCTAATGGCACACTTCGAATGAATGAAGCAGCAGATCCTATTTCACTCAATAGTAAAGTTCCTGTTGCTGGTCGTCCTGGTTACAAGGCAGTTGTTGGGGAAATGGCTTCCTTTGGTAAAGGTCGCGAAATGACTGCGGATGATATTGAACGTTTTGAAGAACTGAAACGCTCATTCCAAGAACTTAAAAACCCTGTAGCCGGACAACAGTTGCTTGATTTTTATGGTAATGATTTACAATTTGTTCGGAATGCTATGAATGCTGAAATGGCCTATTTGTCATGGGCATTGGTTTCGAATGCTTGTAATATTGGTTTCGTAGC